TTGATTAAGCTCAATTTATTGAGTGAAAGATGCTGTGTCGATTAGACTTGAAAATCTAACATAGGCGACTATGTGGATTTTCTTGTCTCGTCATTTCATAACTATGAAAGATGAGTCAAGAAATTATCCGCCCCCAACAACAAACTGTAATGTCTCAAGAAGGAGCAAAACAGCCCTCTACGGAGGGAATTTATCCTTTTTCTCAACTAAATAATAAGAAGCGAGCCCAATTTAAGAAAGTTTTTGAACAACATTGGCCTTTGCTTAAGCAAGGTTTTAGTTTTCCTTTACATGATTCGATTGACCACGAAATTATGGAGGAACAATCTGGAACCATTGCCTCTTTACCCATTGTATATTTGTATTGTTTATTCTTTTTATATTTTGCATTTACATATAATTGTCTGTATGTTTTTATTTTGTATATTATTCATTATTTGTCCAGAAGAGTACCCGTCATGGAACCTCAGTCCGGTTCCTTACCAGCGTTTGTAACTCCTGATTTTATTGCAAGGGAAACTACATTATTATTGGCATTAAGACAGAGTATTATCTCGAGTAAAGACAAACAAGGTGTGGTTGCTGCAGTTGTATCTTATACTCAAGCACACACTCAAAAATCTTTATTAGGACATGTCTACGCTTTGTTTAAAACTAGTATTGTTCCACACGTTAGTGGTGATATGGATATTCTTATTGAACAGTCCGGATCACCCGACACATGGCTTGAAGATATTAAAGATGCTTTGCAAAATTGGAAGCGTGTCAAACAGACTAATAATGTCCAGAACGCACTTAAATTGATAAATTATATCGTATCACTTGGACTGTGTGAAGCTAGTGGACTTACCTTTAAAGTTGGTAAACTTACACTTTTTGAACCCATTGTTACTAAACAACAGATTCAGTGTTCTGATTTATGTGATGTATTATTCACAACAGTTATAGGATTTGTTGAAGGTGGCTGGATGGTGTACAAAACAGGTGAAGTGTCAGCATTTTTCTCTTCCGAAGATGATGTTGCAGAGTTTGAGAAAGGTTATAATCGTATCCGCGATATTCATGGCTTTTCTCTCACAGGTAATTTGAAAGAACATGCTGATATAGGTGAAACTGATTACGAGGTATTGCTCGATAGCGTCATCGAACAAGGATCAAAGGTTGTTAAGAAAATTTCTAAGACTTTGACTGTTGAAAAGAAATATTTTCTTGATCGCTTAGATCGTTTGCGTGATTGGCGTAATGAATTCATACAAGTTCGAACGCGTGGTGGTTTGCGGAAAGCTCCATTTGCCATTTCTTTGTTTGGGAATACCAGCGTAGGTAAAAGCACTCTGTGTCAACTTACAATTGAAGCTGTAGGCATGTACAATGGTTTTGATATTTCTCCAGAACGTGTAGCCACGTGGGGAGACAATGATAAGTATGCTTCCAACATTCGTTCATCGACCAATGTAATTATTTTTGACGACTTTGCAAACACTGTTTCCACCTTTATGGATTTTTCTCCTTGCTATAGGCTAATTCAAACTATCAACAATGCATTGTTTTTGGCACCTATGGCTGAAGCTTTTATGAAGGGCAAAGTAGCTTTGCACCCATGGTTAGTGATGGTTACAACTAATGTCGAATCATTGATGGCACAGAATTATTCTGAGAAGCCAGAGTCAATTTTACGTCGTCTATATCATGTAAGCGTTAATGTTAAACCAGAATTCCAGACCGATGGAAAGTTGGATTCTGAAAAGGTTCGTGAGAAATTTGGCTTACGCAAGGACCCGGATATTTGGCTTATAGGAGTTCGTACATGTTTGGTGGGAGCTCCTCAACATCCTGGCTCTCCCCTTAACAAGTATGAATTAGTACCACTCGTTTATAAAGATAAGGTTATGCAAAATATTGGCGTCCGTGAGTATTTGGAATGGGTTCAAGTTGCTTCAAAGCGACATTATGAATTTCAGGCAGAAATAGTGGAAACCATGATGCAACCACCCAGCAATAAGTGCAAAACGTGCGGTTTTTGTTTTTGTGATTGTCCTCCCTATGTAGAAAATAGCGATGTTTTACCTCCTGATGTAGATGACGCAATTTTTCCCGGAGAGGAGGCACGATCGCAGGGCGACACAAATTATTTACGTACTTTGCGGAATTTTGTGATGGGAACTTCCGAGGAATTGGAGGAGCAGAGCGGCGTTGTTACGCGCGTTTTGCGCATTTTATTAATTTATATCGTTTCATTTACCTTTTCATTTGTTTTTAATATTTGCATTACCTTGATATCTTTGTCTCCAACAGCACGTAGCAATGTGTATAATTATTATAAATCAGGCTTAACAAATTATTTTACACGGGTTTATCGAGATGCTTACAGGGCATCCATGCGCAATTTGTACTATTTTGCGCGCTGGCAACAACAGCAGCGATGGAATTTACGTGCCATGTGGTGGCATGCCAGGCATGTAGATTTATCTAATCTTGTAGAATTAGATGCATGGTATGACTCCTGGATTTTTGACTGGATTGCATGGGTACCATCCTATATAGTTGAACGCCCAATATTCGTGTGGACTGTAATTTATTTTAGACGATATAA